AGGTGACGTGCTGGTAGGCGGTAGGTGAAGCGGGTGTGCAAAAACCCTATTGGAGGGGGTTGCTATGCTAAAGATAGGAGGAATGATTTATGAGATGTACACCAGTTGAATTTCACGCGAGATTTCCTGTTTCTGAGAATTACGATAGAGATGGTTGCGACCACGGCCCACGCTTCCGGGATTTGAACGGTGTTGTTTATACGATTGATGCCATTAAAAATTCCTGCAAGGGGGATACGAACGTCCCTGTCATTCAGTTTCAGACAGACGGTACTTCTAAAACGATTGGTATTGTCAAGTCTATCAAGTGGGATCCGGAAGGCTTCGTTGAGGTAAATGGATTTTTGCGGTTTGGCGGAACGTGCGAAGATGTGATTTTCGATGAAACAGAAACTGTCACCGAAATGACGATCACGGAAATTGGCCTTGGGACGTAGAGGAAAGGGTAATTTTATGCTGGAATATTTGAAAGAATTTACGTTTGATACGTCGGCAGCCCAACGTATCGCTCAAGTTGTGGAGCAGTACCCGATGTCCTTGGAGAACTGTGCTGATGTCTTGGAGGCAGTTGCGCCGTATTGCACGTTGTTTACGACTGACGGTTTTATTCAGCGGCTTCGCATGATTGCGCGGTTGGATGGCATTGAATGAGCTGTTATGGGTGTGTCTGCAACAACTGTCTCTATAACTGCGAGTTATTCAGCGCATACTTCACGCCGGGGGAGATCGAGGACGTGGAGGACGTCTGCTATTGCTGTGATGAGTGCGAGTGGTTCGATGGGGACTATACGAAGCGGAGCCAATGGCGAAAATCGTGTGAAAAATTTCGCCTGCCGGCGAAGTATAAAGAGCATCTGGAACAGGTGAAGCAGAAGGAGGCTCGTGCGGCGGTCAAGCGCCGAGTGGCATTTACTGTTATCAAGGGAGGGAAAAAGGATTGAACGTAGCCTATAACGTGGACTGCATGGAGTATATGCGGACGCTGCAGGACAAGGCGTTTGATCTGGCTGTGGTAGACCCCCCTTATTTCAGCGGTCCGGAGCGGCGTGGCTATTATGGCTGTAAGATCAGCCCCATTGGAGTGAAACGGGATTACCCTGTGTCCCCCAAATGGGATATACCTGACGCAGAATTTTTTGCTGAATTGGACAGAGTGTCAAAGCATTATAAGGCAGAGCAAGCCCTCACTGCCATGGGACATTGCGTCCTGAACCCGGCGAACCTCCCATCCGGCATGGAGCAGGGCGATTATATGCGTATCTGCTTTTCCATGATCGACTGTGCGGACTGCGTGGTTCTGCTACCGGACTGGCGTGAGAGCGACGGCGCACGGTTAGAGCGAGCCTACGCCGAGAAGATTGGGAAAGAGGTTGTTGTGGCAGATCAGGGCCGGATCGATGAGTTTTTGGAGAAGATGGAGGCAAGAGCATGAGTAAAGCCGTGCTTATCAGCATCCGCCCCAAGTGGGTGGAAAAGATCGCCAACGGCAAAAAGACCATCGAAGTCAGAAAGACCAAGCCGAAGCTGGAAACGCCGTTTAAGTGCTATATCTACTGCACAAGAGACAAGCACCTTGCGTTTATGCAGAATCAGACGGGCACAAACCTGATTGCCTGCATGGATGTGGATACGGCAATCCCGGTGGGTGGTGCCATAGGAAACGGCAAGGTCATTGGCGAGTTCACCTGCGACCGGATTTATGAAATTCGTAAGCGTGGAATACCTGAAAATTTCGATTATTGTTACCTCTCGCTCAACGAATGGGGAAATGACGATATTGAAACCGAAATCAAAGCCATATCCGCGTCGTGTGTTTCAAAAGAAGAACTCAACGCTTATGGGGCCAAAGCGCCGCTTCTCTACGGCTGGCATATCTCCGACCTGCGCATTTATGATACGCCGAAAGAATTGAGTGAGTTCAAGACGTTATGTAGAGTTGATGCCGATTGCTGTGCCTGCCCTTATTACAATTACACCAAAATGGGCTGTGATGGCCGGGTTATCGGTCGTCCGCCCCAAAACTGGTGCTATGTAGATGACGTGCAAGCCAAATAATGCAAAAGAAAAACCCTCGCTTTTGAAGCGGGGGTTTTCCGTTCGTAAAACCGTTCGTAAAATTGAAGATAAAACTCCTTGCATTTGGTATTTTTATTATCGTAATGGAAAATATTTTTACCACCCAAAAACGGCTGAACCCGTTGAAATATAAGAAAAACCCCACAATCACAAGGATTGTGGGGTTGGTCCGAGTGGCGGGAGTCGAACCCACTAATAAATGGCTATAACCGTTGAAAATGAAGGAGCGTTTTGCGGCGTTCGTAAAATCGTTCGTAAAATGTGAGGCTTGGCGGTGGGGAACATGGGAAAGTCAGGCGGACGCGCGAGGCGTTTGGTCAGGGGGCTGTTCTTCGTCCGGAGCGGGGTCATCGCCTCGGTTTTTGTAAAACCGCTCCATTTTGTTTTCGGCGTTGAGACGGTCCTCTCTGGCGAGTTTAAGATAAATCTTATGAACGGTGTTATGGTCGCTCCATCCACCGATTTCTTGCACTTCCAATTCGCTAAGCCCAAGATGGAAACCGAGGGAGGCGAAGGATCGGCGGAGACCGTGAACACCGCACTCAGGAAGGTCATTCTTTTTGCAGATCAGGTTGATGCCGCCGCGCAAAGAATTTTCAGTACAATCCAGAATGGGAAGGCCGGCACTTTTCCGCTGCGAAAGCAGCTCGTAAAGGGCGGGGATCATAATTTGGATTGTGCGTTGAGACGAAACGTTTTTGTTGGTCTTTTTGTACACGAAGTTTCCGTTTTTATCCATGACCCGTGCGCCCTGAACGGTGATTCGCTTTTTCTTCAAGTCTATATTTTCCCAGGAAAGGCCGAATATCTCAGAACGGCGGAGGCTGTGAAGGGCCAGCAGCGCGCCCGCTTCAAACCGGCTGCCGCTCACAGCGTCCACAAAAACAAGGATCTGCTGGTAGGTCAGCCAGGGAAGGTCTTTTTTTATGCGTTGAGGGAGCCGGACTTCCGGCGGAGCGATGTGATTATCCCGCATCACGGTGCAAACAAGGCCCCATGAATTATACACCGTTTTAGGGGACACGGTTTCACTGGCCTCGTCGATCTCCGACTGCCAATTTGAAAGGTCTTGTATTTTGGCATTGATTTTTCCGGGGAAGCGATTCTTTTTGATACACTCATATCCACGAATCGTTGACGGGGATAGAGATTGATTTTTTTCCAAATAACTGTCGATTGCCTGAAGAAGCGTGAGACTGCATTTTGATTCCTTTTTGGCTTCCAGAAAGCCGGCACGAATGGCGCGGGCCTTGGCTTCGCAGAGAGCGGCGGTATCCTCCGTGATACTCTGCCCTTCGGCCCGCAGTTCGATGTTCCACTTGCCGGACTTCAACTGACGTGGGGAGGGGACTTTGATCTCGTCCTTTTTTTTGCGCTCCCTGATCTGGCGTTCGCCGCACCACTTGCAGAAGATGGAATCATCGTCAATGACGCGCTTACAGTTTTTACATTTCATGCGCACACCTCCCGTGTGTATCAGCCGTGGAAGAACCCAAATTCCAGACAGTGCAGGTCCAGATAAACGGCGTAAGCCACGACGAAGATCAAAAGGACCAACATCCATCGCAAAAGACGGTCCCGGTTGCGGATGCCGTGGGACTGACGTTCCACAAATTCCCGGAGAAGTTCGTTCTGGGCGTTCAGGCCGTTGATCTCCTGACGGTAGACGTCCAGTTCCCGGCTTACGATTTCCTCTATGGTTTCCGGGGGCGGAGAATCTTCCGTTGGTGCCATCCCCAAAAACTGGTCAATGGAAATTCCGAGAAAGGCGCAGATGGGGCCGAGAGTTTCCAACGTAGGGGAATGGGTGGTGGCACGGAACATATTGTTCACCGTGTTGAGAGGAACTCCGCTGCCGTCCGCAATATCCTTGTTGGTGATGTGTTTTTCTTCTTTTACCGCGCGGCACTGGTCAATCAATGACAGCATACATAGAGTACCTCCTTGTTGAAAATTGACAAAATGTGCGAAATAGCAATCGGAATTGTGTGTATCAACACCGAAATCGTGTGTATTAAGACTTACAAACCTGAAAATTTGATGGTACGATAAAAGCAGACCTACCGCACCCCCAAGCAGCAGGTCTTAACGGGCCGCCGCTTTCGTGGCTGGAGCGGCGGCTCTCCATCACAGCTTCAGGGGGCAAGGGAGAAAAACGGAACGGATGGGGAGAAAAGGATATGACATTGGGACATGGAAGAAAAGAAATTACATAGCGACTTGGCATTGCGCGAGAAACTGAAAAAACGTATACTTGGGTTGACAGACAATCAATTGGACGAACTGTTAAAGGCCATAGAGGAGGGAAACCTATGTTCCAGACAAGAAGTGAGATGAAAAGAGAGAATGAGGCATTGCGGAAGGAAGTCAAGCGGCTGCAGGAAATGTTTGATAACGTGCAGCGAGCCGGACTTTCCGGTTGTGAGAGCATACTGTGCAAGACCTGCGAACATGGGGCCTATTATGAACTGAGTGGCTTTAAACGGTTGGTAGGCTGTGATTTAAACGTTTCCTGCAAGGATTATAAGAAAATCCATGTTGATTTAGGTATGACACCGAAAGAGTCTTACCGGGAAGCAAGCAACGGAAGAACGGCGCAGATGAACGCAACTATCGCCGAAAGCACAATGGGGAACCAAAAGTGATGAGTTTCTTTATGCTGAGCAGAAAAATATTCCCGCCCAGCATTTGTTATTTTATACCCGGCATATTCTTTATCGTCTAAATGGATAACGCTGTTATCTTCCCATATGTCAATGAGAGCGGCATCAATGAGCGGTTTTGCAAAGGGTTCCGCTTGTTTCATTTCATCAATACCAAAAATAGTCTCGATTTCCCGGTAGGAAAGAGTTTCTTTTTTTAAGAGAAGTTTTAGCAGTTTTTGATTGTTTTCATCGAGAATCATTTTATGTTCCTCCGGGTTTCAAGGAAGTCAATATATTTTGTGAGGTCGGACAATTCTTCCGGACTGCACTCGTCTACGAAAGTAAATATGCGCTGTGTGCGCTTATCGGCCACCCTACCGGTTTCGGTGGGGTGGTTATTTTTTTTTGCAGTTTTGCCTTCCAGCCATTCCACGGAAACATCGTACTCAGACGCAATACGGTAAAGATAATTCCGATAAGAGTGACTTGTTCCCCGAACCCACGCATTTACAATGTTGGTGGGAGCATCAATCTTTTGGCAAAATTTCTTTTTAGAACCGTGAACAAAATCTCCATTTTCCTTTTTGGGGATGAGTGATAGGATTCGTTCCAACACAATGTCCATAAAATAGCCTCACATTTATACAGTTTAACCAAAATACGACAAAACATAATTTTGCTATTGCAAATACGATAAATATGAGTTATTATATATTTGCACCGGGCAGGGTGCAAAAAACTGGCCCCTCATAGAGTGGCTGATTTGCAATATTTCTTGGCAGTTGTATTGTATCGCCGCTCTATGAGGTTGTCAAGCGGAAAAGTCATATTTATGAGTTTTGAGTAGAGGAGAGTGAGAAAATGACGTTGAGAGACCTGCGGCGTAATGTTTCTTTGACGCAGGGCGGGGTGGCGGCCGCATTGATGATTACCCAGTCGGCAGTATGCCGCTGGGAAAATGGAGAGTGTGCCCCGGCGAAAAAGATCCGGCCCACGCTGGCGGCGATGTACCGGGTTCCCCTTCCAGTGTTGGAGCGGTGCATCTTGGAGACCTGCGGGAAGGAGGTTGCTGAAAATGAATGAATTGCAGATTTTCAATAACCCGGAGTTTGGGGAGATCAGGATCATTGAAATGGATGGGGAGCCTTGGTTCGTAGGTAAGGATGTGGCAGAAATTCTCGGATATGCAAATCCAAGCAAGGCGCTATCAGACCATGTGGATGCAGAAGATAAACTCAATAACGAATCGTTATCGAGTTTGAATTTAAACCTCGGGCAACGCGGCGGATGGATTATCAATGAAAGCGGCCTTTATTCACTGGTATTGTCCAGCAAACTTCCGAATGCGAAGAAGTTTAAGCATTGGATTACGCATGAGGTGATCCCCACCATCCGCAAACATGGGGCCTACATGACGCCGGACGTGATCGAACGGACGCTGACTGACCCGGACTACATCATCCAGCTTGCGACCACCTTGAAGGAGGAACGGCAGAAGCGCCGGATGCTGGAAGCCAAGGCGGAGGAGGACAAGCCCAAGGTTCTGTTTGCGGACAGCGTGGCGGCGTCCAACACCTCCATCCTTGTTGGGGAGTTAGCAAAGCTGCTCCGGCAGAACGGTGTGGACATTGGAGGGACGAGATTGTTCCGCTGGATGCGGGAAAACGGGTATCTCATTAGACGCTCCGGGTCGGACTACAATATGCCCACGCAGCGGAGTATGGAGATGGGACTTTTCACCATCAAGGAAACGGCGATCACCCATGCGGACGGGACGGTGACGGTGAGCAAGACCGTTAAAGTAACCCCGAAAGCGCAAATCTATTTCGTGAACAAGTTTCTTGGCAAGCCGGTAGTCAAGTGAGTTGTACAGAGGTGAGGAAAATGAAGCGTGTATCAACAAGCGAAGGTACCGCCTCGCTTATAGAACAGATAGAGCTGGGTATTGTACGCAGGTTAAGAACTGCCGGGTATGATGCTTCGTATCCGCCGAATCCAACAAGTGTCAAAATCCGGTATAGAGCCCACGAACTCGGGATGCTCTTGGAGGATGTAGAAAGGCGGTCCGGTGTTGCCCGCGCTGATTTATTTTGGCTTCATTACAACGTTACGCACACGTTAAAGAAAGATAGTGTTGTGGCACTTGCGGAAGTTCTGGACGTTCCATTGAGTTTCTTTGCATCGGTTATTGCTTCGGATTGAGCAAAAGAGCGTGGCATGGAGTATTAAATTGTGAAAGGAGGCGGCGGGATGCCGCGGGTAAAGCTGGGGCGGAAGCCCAATGACGAGGTTTTGATCTCACTGCTGTGGGGCAGACAGGCCGCCATGGGGATGCCGGTGGGCACCATGGCGGAGAAGGCGGGCATGACGCCGCAGACCCTACGGTCTCGGAAGAAGTCCCCGCAGGACTTTTCGCTGAAGGAACTATTAAAGCTGGGGCGGGCACTGGACATTCCCATTGAGGAACTGCGGGATGCCATCCGCTATTAACGAAGGGAGCAAGGAAGCAATGACACCGACGCATATCAGCGCAAAGACGCTGGAAGCCATTGAAAAGGCGCTGACCCACGGGGACCGTGTGGAACTGATCCCGGTGAAGGACGGCGTGAAGGTGATCCGCATCCGGCGGGACGAGATCAAGTAAGCCTATGGGAAAAGTGAATGAGATGCCTGTCCCTAAGCGTTGGGGCAGAGGAGCAGAGCGTTGCTGATGGAACCGGGGATACCGGGCCATTCGGCAGCGCTTTTTGTTTTTGCTGTAAGGAGACGGAAATTTGATGAAAACCTTTGAGGAATACGAGGCGGAGGCCGCGTGGGAAGCCCACTTGGAAAACGCCCTTCGCGTGGCACGGCGGGAAGCTGCGGAGCGTAGGCGGAAGGCCATCCGCAAGGCGCTGCTATTGTGGGGCGCTGTGGCACTGGTGCTGGCAGCGCTGTGGCTGACGCGGGAGACCGGGAAGCCGGAGCCGGAGGTGCCCACCGTGACGGCGGGACGGCTGGCCGGGGACGAGACACCGGCGGTGGAGTACGCTTCGCTGGTCCTCTGGCAGGAGCTGGACCCGGAGACAGCCCCGCCGGTTCAGGAGGACTACGAGAACGAGAAGATCGAAGCGGCGCTGTTTGACAGCGGCTACTTCCGGGCGGATGTTCCGCTGGACGGAGACCTGCAAAGCTATCTCCGGGCGGCCTGCGAGGAAAGCGGCGTGGAGTACACGCTGATGCTGGCGATCATCCGCAAGGAGACCGGCTATCGGAACGTGAAGGGCGACAGCGGGGCCAGTTGGGGCTACTGCCAGGTACAACCCCGGTGGCACAAGGCCCGGATGGAGCGGCTGGGGGTCACAGACCTGATGGACCCCTTCGGAAATTTCCGGGTGGCCTGCGACTACATGGCGGAGCTTTTGAGCCGGTATGACGTGGAGAACGCCTTGACCGCCTACAACAGCGGCCATCCGGGGCACAGTGCTTATGCCAGAACCGTGATGGGGTATTGGGAGGAACTGAAAAATGGGTGAGTTGGTACGGCTGACTTTCCCGGATCGGCCGCAATGGCTGGCAGGACGGCGCCGTGGCATCGGCGGCAGCGAGGCGGCGGCGGCCATTGGGCGAAGCCCATGGAAAACGGCGCTGACGCTGTGGAAGGAGAAAACCGGGGCGCAAGCCGCGCCTGATCTCGGCGGCAACGAGGCCGTGGAGCTGGGGCGGCGAATGGAACCGGCCATCCGGGACTTCTTCATGGCGCAGTATCCCGGCTACGAGCTTTACTACGGCGCCTATGACATTCTTTACCAGAGTGACCGCCCATGGCTTTTTGCCACGCTGGACGGAGAACTGACGGAGACGGACACCGGACGGAAGGGCATTTTGGAGATCAAAACCTCGACGGTGAGCCGGGGAATCGACTGGGCGAAATGGCGGGATCAGGTTCCTGAGAACTATTTCACGCAGATCCTTCACCAGCTGCTTGCTACCAGGTATGACTTCGCCGTGCTCTATGCGGCGCTCTATGATCTGTCCGGCAACATCACACTGCGCCGCTACGATTTTGAGCGGCGGGAGCACGAGGCAGACTTGAACTGGCTGCTGGAACAGGAGACGGCCTTTTGGGACCATGTGGAGGCGGGGACGATGCCCGCTCAGACTTTGATTTTGTAAAGCGCGCAACTCCGAAAAAAATAAAACATGAAAAGGAGAATTTATATGGAACAGGAACAGTATCACATCACGGTGAAAAGCGTGGAATCCGGGGAGGTTGTGATGGACAGGGACTCTGCGGCGTTTACCTGCATTGCGGCAAATGAGGAGAATACGCATGTACTCACCTCCATCCACGGAGATCCCATTCTTGTGGGCAGGCTGTTGTGGAGGGCGCAGGAGGAGATTGATCGGATTCTTCAGGCGCATCCCGAGCTGAAATTTGTTGTGAAGGCCATTGCCGCTGTGGAGGCGGAGGATGCCGATAAGACGGACGGGGAGGACGCATGATGCTGGTAAACATTCGCTATTATAAGCCTCTGCACAAGGCATACGCAGGGAACGCATTTACCTACCGGACGGCGATGCCGCTGACGGTGGGGGACAAGGTGATGGCCCCCACCAAGGGCGGAGACAAGCGGGCCATGGTGGTGGAGATCAACGTGTCGGAGAGCCGTGTGGATGAGCGGATCATGCCGCTGCTGAAGGAGATCACGGCCTATGATACCGGGGAACAGGAGGACGCGGACGCATGAGCAGCGCAATGGAATTTGCCATTACCACGGATCTTACTCCGCTGAAGGAGTTTAACATCTCCGCCAACTTTGCGGAGTGTCAGGCGTGGCTGGAAGAGAATCTGGCTCCATACCGGGGCATGGTGGTGACGGAGGAGGCTATCGGCGCGGCAAAGAAGTACCGGGCCAGCATCCGCTCCGTGGCGGGACGTATCGACGAGTGCCGGAAGATGGCCAAGGCTGCGGCGCTGTCCAGCTACGCTCCCTTTGAGGAAAAGTGCAATGCACTGACAGCCCTGTGCGACGAATCTGCCGCCAATCTGGACGGCCAGATCAAAGCCTTTGACGAACGGCGCCGCACGGAGAAGCTGGACGCTATCCGGGCCTTTTTTGATGAGCGCATCGGAGAACTTGCGGAATTTCTCCCGTGGGAAGCGGTTCTGGACAAGCGGTGGGGCAACGCCACCTATTCCGAGGAACAGGCCCACAAGGACATTCTGGTGGCCATCAGCAAGTGCGACAGCAGCATTGCCGCCATCCGCGGGCTGAACAGCGAGTTCGAGACCACGCTGCTGGAAGAGTACAAGCAGTGCCACGATCTGCCGACGGTGCTGAAAAAGGATCAGGCGCTCAAGCGGGTGAAGGAGATTGAGGAACAGCGGAAGGCGGAACAGGAACAGCGCAGACAGCAGGCCGAGGCTGCGCGGGCGGCGGAGGAAGTCGCCAGAGCGGAGCGGTTGCAGGCCGTTGTGGAGGCGGCGAGAGCCATTCAGACAAGCCCGTCCGTTTCGGAGCCGGTAAAAGCGGCGGTGAAAGCCGCAATGGAACCGCCCCTCATTACGCTTTCGTTCCGGGTGACAGGCACTGTGGAGCAGTTGAACGGACTGCGGGATTATATGCGGGCCAACGGCATTGCCTTTGGCCGCGCGGACTGAATAAGGGAGGAATTTTGACATGAAGGCAACCAACAGTTTTGCGGCCCAGACCCAGCGGGACAAGCCCACGTTTTCCATGGCCATCGCGGCCCCCAGTATGCAGAAGATGATTCAGAGCGCTCTGCGGAGCGACAAGGCGGCGGCGCGGCTGACCTCCACCCTGATCTCCGCCGTGAATGCCAGCGAACAGCTGAGAGCTTGTGAACCCAGCACCATTGTAGCGGCGGCCCTCCGGGGCGAGGGCATGGGCCTGATCTTCGGCCATGGCTACTATGTGGTGCCCTACGGGACTACCGCTACATACCTACTTTCGTACAAAGGCTACATTCAGCTTGCCATGTCCACCGGTTTTTATGCAGACATTGACTGCGTGGAGATCCGTGAGGGCGAGATCGAGGGCCGGGACCGCCGGACGGGGAAACCCATTGTGAACCTTGCCAAGTACGAGAGCGACGAGGAACGGCAGAGTAAGCCCATTATCGGCTACTACGGCTACTTTGAATTGAAGGACTCTACATTCCGCTACGAATATTGGCCCATGGACCGGCTCCTGCGCCATGCGGACCGGTACTCCAAGGCGTTCAGCTATGAGAAGTTCAAGGCAATGCAGAGCGGGGAGATGAACCCCAAGGACGTGGAAACGCTGCTGAACGGTTCCCCCTGGTATGATCCCAACGGCGGGCAGGACCGGATGTGCCGCAAGACGATTCTGCGGCAGCTGCTGAACAGCGGCTACGCGCCCCTGTCCCCGGAGGTCAAGACCCAGCTCATGGAGGAAGCCAGCGCCGAGGACGAGGGCATGATCCCGGATATGCCCATGCCGGAGCGCACGGTGGCATCTACCGGAGAGGTGGTGGAGACCGCGCCTGCGGCTGTGGAAGCCCATCAGGAGACCGCGGAGAGCGAATCCGGTATGGTTACACCCTCAAAGGCCGAAAAGGGCGCAGAGCAACCCCAGAAGGCGCAGAACGAGGGTATGGACTATGCGGCCACCTTCTTTGGAGAATGAGGTGAGGAACCATGCTGATCTCCATTAAGACGCGGGATGAGGACGGGAGCCGGTACATGATGTGTGCCGGCACCGTGACCCGCGAGGTCAAGATCGGGGCCACCGCCAAGGGGACACCGAAAGCGGAATTTGGCATGAAGTACGCCAAAGGCGAGTTCATGAACGTGTCCGCCGTGGGGGACGATGACGTGACCCGCATGGCATCGTGTCTGGAAAAGGGAGATGCCGTTCTGGTGTGCGGCGTGTGGAAAACCCGGAGCTACACCACCCGTGACGGGGAACAGAAGGAGTGGAGCGAGCTTCATGCGGAGTTTGTGGCTCCGCAGACGGTGATGGCGGCAGTGCTGGAACTGCTGGCGGCTGGAAGCGGGAAAACGCCCGCTTCCGAACCGGCGAAACCCATGGAACACAGCGGCAGTCAGGCGGGTTTCCTTGACAGTCAGGAGGATGCCGTTTTGCCGTGGGAACAGCCCGAAGAGGACGAACCTTACGATTATGTACCGCAGATTTAGGAAGGATGAAGCGAAGCCATGGCAAGTGACGTGAAGTGGATCAAGATTACCACGGACATTTTTGACGATGAAAAGGTTTTGATGATCGAATCCATGCCAAGTGCGGACAGCATCATCGTGATCTGGTTCAAATTGCTGGTGCTGGCCGGGAAGCAGAACAACAGCGGCGTGTTTATTCTGAACAACCGCATTGCGTACACGGATGAAATGCTGGCGTCCATCTTCCGGCGGGACATTGGCCTTGTACGGATGGCCCTTCGGACCTTTGAGCAGTTCGACATGATCGAGATTGTAGACGATGTGATCACGATCCCGAACTGGGGGAAGCACCAGACGTTAGATTCTTACGAGAAAAAGAAGGAGCGGGACCGGATTTATCAGGCAAAGCGGCGGGCCAACCAAAAGCTGCTGATCGAAAAATCGTCTGACACATCGCTCGACCGCCATGCCGACCAGTCGCTACCTGTCGCTGTTTCAGAAGAAGAAAGAGAAGTAGATATAGAAGATATATCTTCTTCACTACGTTCAGAAGATATGGGGGGCGGTGCCCCCAGTGAGCCAAAGGCACCGGAGAGCGGAAAGCGGACGGCGGTGAAATTTGTGCCGCCCACGCTGGAAGAGGTGGAAGCCTACGCCGCGTCCCGGCAGAGCACGGTGGACCCCCGTCGGTTTTTTGAGTATTTTAACACCCCGGACGCGCAGGGCCGTTCGTGGAGGGACAGCAAGGGGAATCCGGTGAAGAACTGGAAGCAGAAGTTCCTCACATGGGAAGGCCGGGACGGCGGGAAAGGAAAGGCCGCCCCGGCGGCATCCCGGACGGACAAGCCCCGGAAAAGCTGGACGGAGCTGGCAGCGGAGATGGACGCGGAGGAGGACCGCACAACATGACCAGACAGGAGACAGGCATCATCATGGATATTCTGACTGCGGCCTATCCCCGGTTTTACAGCAGCACCACCGGGCCGGATATGCGCAACGCCATCAAACTGTGGGCGGATATGTTTGCCCATGACGAGGTGGCACTGGTGGCGGCGGCGGTAAAAAGCGTGATCGAAAGCGACGAAAAGGGATTCCCGCCCACCATCGGGCAGGTAAAGGCCAAACTTCGCCTGCTGACGGCAAAACCGGAAATGACGGAGGCAGAGGCGTGGGGCCTGGTGGCAAGGGCCATCCGCAACGGGCTGTACGGCGCGGAGGAGGAATTTGAGAAGTTCCCGCCGGTGGTACAGCGGATCGTGGGCAGTCCCAACACGTTGCGGGAGTGGGCGCGGATGGACACGGAGACGGTGCACAGCGTAGTATCCAGCAACTTTCAGCGAAGCTACCGGGCCATTTCCGCGCGGGAACGGGAGATCAACGCCCTACCTGCGGAGGTCCGGGCGCTGGTACAGCGTATCGGCACCGGACCGGAACCGGAGAAGCTGGCGCCGCCCGAGAAAAAGGCCCTGCCGGCGGCGGAAGCAAAACCGGAAGCCGAGGCGGTGAAGCCGCCGGAATGGTTCAAGGACGCGGTACGGCCCCAGCGGCGCAGCCGGGATGAGGTGATGGACTATCTCCGGGGAAAGGCCGATGGGGATGGCAGGTAATTTTACGCTGGCAAGCTGTATGCGGAGATACAGCACGAAGGCGGAGAAGGAGGACCCCTCCAACAGTCTGCACAAGTGCTGGTCCTGCAAGCTGGCCTATGGGCAATGCGAATGGAGCCGGGTGGACGAAAAAAGCGGAAAGGTCCGCTTTGAGGACGTTCCCGGCTGGAAGGTCCGGCGGAGATCCCGCATGGAGCGGGACGGAGTGGTAGAGCGGGTGCAGGTTTTGGACTGCCCGAAGTATCAGGAGGAAAAGCGATGAGCGTTTGTTTGGATGATCTGAACAGTCTGCCGGAGCGCTACAGGAAGCAGGTACAGCAGCAGATGCAGGCCCAGCAAATTGACCGGACGGCCAGGGTAATGGCCCGATTCGTAATGGATGAGAAGGGGAAAGCGGAAGCGGCGGCGGATGGTAAGCGCAAGCACCACAACCACCCCACCGCCCGGACGCTGCCCAACGGAACGGAGCACACCTTTGACAGCCGCAAGGAGGCGGCCCGATATGACGAGTTGGTACTGCTCAGCAAGGCCGGGGCCATCCGGGACCTGCGGCTTCAACCCCAATTCACGCTGAAGGAAAGCTACATCACGGCCAACGGCGACCGAAGCCGCGCCGTGACGTATCGGGCGGACTTCTCCTACGAGGAGCGTGGGAAGGACGGAACATGGAATCTGGTGGTGGAGGACGTAAAAGGTCCTTCCACGAAAAAAGACAAGCCCTACCGCATGAAGGTGAAACTGATGCAGGACATGAAGCACATCACCGTGCGGGAGGTATGAACGGAAAGGAGATATGCCCGGTGGAGACCGTAACTGTGATCGTGCGGGCTGTGCTGCCATGGGACAGCGCAGACGGGAAAGACCGGATCGAGATATGCACCCATGACCGGCAGAGCCAGATCGACTACTGCCTGAACCACTGCCCCTATGCGGAATGCGTGAACTGCGCGGGCGGAGGTCGGACTACCAGCCGCGGCGGGCGGCCGCCTCTTCTGCGGGAAGCGGAAATGCAGAAGCTGCGGGAGCTGCTGGAAGCACGGACAGACCCGGCGGACATTTGCCGGGAGATGCACATGGACGCGGATTTTCTAAGTCGGTGCAAACGAAAGCTGCGGAGGGAAAGAAAACGCGACGATTATTTGAAAATGCAAGAGGGGGTGATTTAGGTGAAGCATTATGGAGATGTCACAAAAATTTGCGGAAATGAAGTAGAACCCGTGGATTGTGTGATAGGTGGTTCACCTTGTTAGACAGGATCTTTCCATTGCTGGAAAGCGGGCGGGGCTTGCCGGGGCGCGTTCCGGCCTGTATATGGAGCAAATACGGATTATCAAGGAGATGAGAGACCATGACAGAAGAATGGGGCGAACAGGTGAGTTTGTGCGACCTCGGTATATGGTCTGGGAAAATGTCCCCGGAGCCTTCTCAAGCAACGGCGGAAAAGACTTCGCAGCCGTCCTCGAAGAAGCCATCCGGGTCGCAGAACCGGAAGCCCCCGATATTGAAGTGCCTGAAAAAGGTTGGAATACCTGGGGGGGGGTATCACGATGAAATGGGAGGACGATGGAGCGTTGCGTGGCGAGTGCTCGACGCGCAACACTGGGGAGTCCCCCAACGTCGCCGTAGAATCGCGCTTGTCGCAGATTTTGGAGGCGACACCGCATGGGAAATATCGTTTGAGCAGCAAAGCATGTCAGGGTATCCTGCGGAGAGCGGAGCGGCGGGGGAAGGCCCTGCCGGGGATTCTGAAAGCGGTGCTTCTTACGCAGTCCGAATCCGGGGAGGATGCGACGGAGGCGGAAAAGGAGCCTTAGTCCAGACGGAGAAAAGCGGGACGATTAAGGCAGGGAATGACCAGACGATTTTCTGCATGGCGACACAGCAAGGCGGGGCCGAGGTACGAAACGATGACCGTGCACCGACCTTGACCGCTTCCGCAGGCATGAGCGGGAACAACCAGCCGGTTGTATGCGCCGGGTTTAAGCTGGGGAACAGCGAACAGGCCCGGAGCATCGGATACGCCGAGGAACAGGCCCCTACGCTGAACGCGGAGTGCGGGGGGAACAAACCCGCCGTAATGTGCCTGAACGATCAGGGCGGGAATGTGATGGGCGTGAGCCATGATGTTGCCGGTACGCTGAGAGCACAGGAGCATGGGCACCAGCCAGCGGTCATGGCGTTTGATACTACGCAGATCACCAGCAAGCAGAATGGGAGTATTCCTGACTTTGGGAAGCCCTGTCACACGCTGAACGCCAACGCCCATGTGCCGTGCGCCGTGCTGGATATGAGCCACGCCTGCGACGTCATCCGGGACTGCGGCGAGGTAGCGCCCAGTCTGCAAGCCCGGATGGGAACCGGAGGCAATCAGATTCCGCTGACGTACCAGAAAACAACCGGAACTTTATCGCCCGGAGCACACGCAGGGAGCTATAACGGGCAGGACGCTTACAACGATATGCTGGTGGTATCAAGCGAAATTCCCCCAGCATTAAGAGCAAAAGCCAATGACCCATACCGAACAGATATGGCTGCGTATGTCGCAAGCGTAGATTGCCGAAATTTCACCGAGGGCGGGGAGATCAACGGAACCTTGCAGGCAAAGGAAAGCGAAGGCCAAAGCCTGAACCTGAACAATACGGTCCGCCAAAACATGGTGGTTCGCCGTCTGACCCCGTTGGAGTGCGAACGGCTGCAAGGCTTCCCTGACCACTGGACCGACTTGGGCGAGTGGACGGACAGCAAGGGCAAGCGCCACAAGGATGCGGATAGCCCCCGGTATAAGGCACTGGGCAACTCCATCGCCCTGCCGCCGTGGAAATGGCTGCTAAAACGGCTGTGCGGCAACTACGAGCGGGACGCCACAATGGCGAGTTTGTTCGATGGAATAGGCGGGTTCCCTTTGGTTTGGGAGCAACTGAACGGACGCGGTACGTGCCTGTGGGCCAGCGAGATCGAAGAGTTCCCCATTGCTGTTACCAAACGGCGGTTCGGCACGTTAGAGGAACCGGGAGACATGGGGCGGTTTTTGTTCCCATGCGGAAACGAAAGGAGCGGCACATGAAGCACAGCAACGATTACTGGGAACAGGAAGCCTATTGGGAGATGGAACGGCGGCGGGCGGAGAAGAACCGCAAAACCAGAGAGCAGCGGCGGCGGGAGCGGGCGGACACCTCCGCCATGATCGGCGGAATTTGCTTTTTACTGCTGCTGGCGGTTCTTCTGGCAAAGGTCCTACTGGGAGGTGGAACGCCGTGAACAGGGAGAACCGGAGAGCAGGGTGGAAGAAAAAGCTGCTACCCTGCCCTCTCTGCGGACTGGACAGCGGGGAGCGGATGGAGGACGCGGCGCCACCCTTTGACTTCGCCGTGGTGTGCGCTTCCTGCGGGGCGCGGACCAGACCGTATCACGGTCTGAACTGCGCCACAAAGGCGTGGAACCGGGGAGACGTTTACCGCCCGGAGAAAGGAAAACACCATGTATCACTGTGAAACCTGCGGCGCGGATTTTGAAGCACCGCTGGTCTTAGACGGTTCGGAGCCGCGCCCGGACTGCTTTTTTGAGCGGTTTCGGAAGGTGGGCTGTCCCTACTGCGGGAGCCAGTATTTCAACGAATTGGACGAGGAAGGGGAGGAAAATGATGGATGCCTTGGAATTTATAAAGGCAATTAAACAGATGCTTAGTGCAGGAGCGAATAACAGCACGGTTCAAAAATATAAATCTGCATACAAAAAGAATGATTGTGAAGGGATGGTGAAAGCCGCTGAACAGTGGGCCGCGGAGCACCCCGTCAAAACCAGGCAGAGCGTGTTTCTTGAGCAGTTTCCAAATGCGCCAATATATACGAACACACATAACGTTGCTTTAGACCCATGCCTTGTTGATACAACGTTACGCGGACATTGCCCGACTGGAAGAGGCTGTGATATTTGCCGCCGCGAGTTCTGGCTTGCGGAGGTGGAGGAATGACCCGCGAGGAGATTTTAGCCGCTGCCAAGCAGTGCGTGTGCGGAGGAAGGGAAACCGACTGCGGAACGCCAGAGGACAGTTTCGGCCTGATTGGGCAATACTGGACGGTATACACCGGGCACACGATTACGGCGAAGGACGTTGCCATGATGATGGCGCTGCTGAAAATCGCACGGATTCAGGGCAACCGGGCAACGGGCGATTGCTTCGTTGACCTCGCCGGTTACGCCGCCTGCGGCGGGGAATTGGAGAACCTATGAGCGACTTGGAGCAGGCCGCCATCGAGCGGCTGAAAGCGGCATCGGATATGAGCCTGCGGCTTTTTGAAAAGCCGTTGGTGATCACCTACTCCGGCGGGAAGGACAGCGATGTGCTGTTGCATCTGGCCAGGGCCAGCGGCATCCCATTTGAGGTATTGCACAGCCTGACCACGGCGGACGCACCGGAGACGGTGCGGCATGTGTACGATACGTTCCGCCGGTTGGAGGAAAAGGGTGTGAAGTGCGACGTGGACAAGCACGTTCAGCCGGACGGGAGCCGCGTGACCATGTGGAATCTGATCCCCCGGAAGCTGATGCCGCCCACACGCCTGGTGCGGTACTGTTGCGCCGTCCTTAAAGAGGGGGAGGCAAGGATCGGTTTATCGCTACGGGTGTTCGCTGGGCGGAATCCACGGCCAGGAAACGCCGCGGCGGTTTAGAGGTATTAACGTCTAAGCCACAAAGCAAATTGATCCTATCAAACGATAATGACGAGGATCGCCGATTATTTGAAACGTGCCAACTAAAGGGGAAGCGGGTGGTGAACCCCATCATCGACTGGAAGGACAATGAGGTACTGGATTATGCTGCTATTGAAAAAATTCCCATGAACCCGCTGTACTGCGAGGGCTTCCACCGGGTCGGCTGCGTAGGCTGTCCTATGGCATCAAAAGCAAGGACTATGGAGTTCGCTCGCTATCCGAGAATCAAGGCGGCGTATATTCGGGCCTTTGATCGGATGCTGGAAGAACGGAGGAAGCGAAGTCTGCCGTGCCAGTGGCAATCTGGCGTGGATGTATTCCATTGGTGGATGGAGGACGGCGTTCTGCCGGGACAGGAAGTGCTGGGAGGGTTCGAGGAATGAATGAAAGGGATATGCAAACTATGAACGATCAAGACCTCGTAAATGGGCTGGATGGTAAAAAGATCCTCGATGTAACGTGCGGATCAAGAACAATCTGGTTTGACAAACAACATCCGGCGGCGGTTTACTGCGACATTCGGGACGAAGAATGTACTGCGATATGGAAAAGCACAAATCGAGATTCGGAGAGAACGTGCATTATTCATCCTGATGTGCAGTGCGACTTTACAGATCTTCCGTTCCCGGACAATTCGTTTGCACTGGTTGTGTTTGATCCCCCGCACTTGCAACGGGTAGGGGAAAACGCATGGTTGCGAAAGAAATACGGGAAATTGGGGGAAGGGTGGCCCGACATGATCAGAGACGGGTTCCGAGAATGTATGAGGGTACTCAAGCCGGACGGCGTTCTGATTTTCAAGTGGGCGGAAACGTAGATCCCAGCTGCCGATGTCTGGAAAGCGATTGGGGAAAAACCTCTTTTCGGACACCATAGCGGGAAAAAATCGCAGACGTTTTGGGGTTGCTTTATGAAAACGTAAAGGAGATGCACCATGAGACGTGAGACATATCAGCGCGGGATTTCCGGGATCAAGTGGGGAATCTGGAATTGCCAGAAGAAGTGTTTCCAGTTCGACATTCGCGAAGATACCCCTATGCTGGCCGTAGCACGGCTTTATCAGAAAATCGGCGATGACGCCAGAAAGTGGCGCTTTGAGCCGAGACAACTGCCGAAGCTGCCGGAGGTAAAGCTATGAAAAAGCCTCTTTTTTGCCGCATTGGTCTGCACAAGCTGAACAAGTATGCGTATGTTCAGGTAATGCGCCGCCGAAGCGACCGGCACGGCGGGAAGTACCACACAAATTACGCAGTCTGTGAACGGTGCGGAAAACTATGCTACCGAGTGAAGCGAAAAATGGAGGGAATGTGATGGAAAGACTGACTTTTGACGGTAATTTCTGCGACATTGCGCAATGCAAAGAACTTCCGTGCCCATATAACGGATCTTGTTCTCAACGTAAGGTATGGGAGCGGCTGAAAGCCTACGAGGATACGAAACTGGAACCGGCGATGTGCGCCAATTACAAGACGTTTGAGGATGAGGCCATCCGTAAGGGCGTGACATTTAAGCGCATTGTTGCGCTGATGGAGGCCGACAGAGCCGGTCGGCTGGCGGTGCTGCCGTGCAAGGATTGGCTCGAGGTTGTCTTTGGGGATCAAGTTTTATTCTGGGGAATTGACAAAGACTATGTAGAGCAACCGATCAGGGAAATTTCCTTGGATGACGCAGACCGCATCGGATGGTATGACGGCTATAAAACCGTATTCCTGAAGGGGACTGACGAAAACGGCGAAGCATGGGAGTTTTATCCAGAGGAAATCGGCAAGACTGTGTTTCTCACCCATGAAGAAGCGAAGAAAGCATTGGAGGCAATGAAGGATGGCAACGGTTAAGTGTGCGCTGGGCAAGAGAGGGCGTCCGTCCCACGAATGGAATGACGGCAAGAAAGACAGTATCTACTGCCTCGGATGGGTTGACCCCATGACGGATGCCCCGTTGCCGGAATGCTTGGCTTGCCCCGATTTTGTTGACAAGGCACAGGATGACTTGGAGGCATTTTACGGGAGGGAGGAAAGAACATGACGAAGCGTTTTTGTGATCTTTGCGGAAAAGAAATACACAAGATTCAGGATACTTATAGGGTCAGCGTGGAGAGCAACGTAAGCATTTCCTGCGCAAGCGACCCGAACATAGTGGATGTGAGGGAAATATGCCCTGCCTGCGCAAATCGTATTCACCAGACTGTGCAAGACCTGAAACAGGAGGGCTGACAATGGGCAAATACATTAACAACACCAGCCGTTTATGTGTGGCTCCCATGCCGGAAGCGGACGTTTTTGCAAAGGAACACTTTGCTGAGGGCTTTCCACGCGCCAAAGACACGGCAGACGCCTTTAAGCGCTTGCAGGATGACCTGTACGCACAGGGCCTAATTACCATAGAAGGGCTTAAACGGCTGAACGAGTTGATTGATGAGTGCGCGCATGGGAATGAAGGAGGAAATGACAATGGCTGAATATAAAATCTGCTTTAGCGTAGCCGGGGCGTTTGGCGCTCAAATCAGCTTTGAGGCAAAACCCGGCGTATCCTATGAGGACGCTGCGGCGGCCCTTGACAAAGACAAACTGGCGAAGCTGATATGCCTCGACACCTTGGGCTACTCCGCAAAGGATATTGAGATTATCACGCCGGAACAGTACGAGGCGGAATTTGGAGGGGATGAGGATGGCTGAATGCATTGAGAGGGAAGCGACAATTAAGCGCATCAAAGAAGTTTATTGCGTAGGCTGCAACAGCTACAACGGAGTAAGATGCCGTGCGTGTGGCACCGGTGACGCAATCGACATAATTGAAGATGCCCCAGCCGCCGACGTGGCCCAGGTGGTGCATGGGCGGTGGATGAAACGCAGAAACGGCGGGACATTGTGCAGTAGATGCGGACACTATACCCAGTATAAGGGGCAGGTATTAGACATGAGCGAGGCTATTGCTTGCCCATGGTGCGGGGCGATGATGGACGGAGGGACTGAATGAAACGGAAAGACTGGATGATTATAGCCTTTTGGACAATGATCATAGCCGCGGGCATTGCGTTTATCGTGTTTTATTTCAAAAGTATTCTGACCGCCGACATTCCGTTGTGGCTGAAACTGCACTTGTTAAGGGGGAAGTAAGATGGCCAAACAATCTGGATACTTGCAACGGTGGGAGAACGAGACCAACCGGCTGCTTCAGGCAACGATGGTTATAACCTCGCAGTATGACATTGATACATTGCAAATCGCAATCCACCAGACGGAGGGCTGGGGCTATGATCGCATTATGAGGCTCACCGAAGCATGGGCAGAGGTGAGAAAAGAATACAGACCGGCGCTGGACTACAAGAACCCGGCGGCGGACGTGTGTCAGGAGCACATGGACCGGGTGCTGAAAGAGATCATCCGGGATAAGGCGGAGCTGATTCCGCACGCTGAGCGGTACAAAGATTTGAAAAAAGTGACGTATGGGGGACGGAAATGAAGATCGGACAGACGGTAGAGGCGAAGTTCAAGACGCTGCCGGTGGAGCGGGCGAAAAGTGAGCGGTCAAGCGTGGAGCTGTGCCCGATTCGGCGGGGGCGGGTCGCATGGATTCACCCTCGCGGACGGTTTATCGCCGTGACCACCCACACCAAGGGCGGGGACGTGACGGAAAACTTTTTGCCCGGAGAGATCCGGGCAGTCTGAGGAAGGAGGGAGCTGATATGGCGGAAACGATCTTGAATTTTGTGCTCCTGCTCGTAGTGGTGGGTTTTGCGGTCTATGAGTCATCCAGTGGGAATATTGCCATGACAGTATACGCCTGTGCGCTTCTGGTTCTGTATTCTTTGCTGTGGAAGCTGGACCTCATTGAAAAGCGCACCCAACGGATCTGCGAGCTGCTGGAAGGGGAGGACAATGGAGAGGATCCCGAAACGGAAGGGGATGAATCAGAAATGCTTGAAAAAGGGAAAATATATTTGGTAGTAGAGAATGGCGTTGAGGTTGTGAAGTTAGAGCACGTATTTAGCGGCGATTCAGATTTGGAGAATCCCAATCCGGAAGGAAATGAAGGGGAGGGGGACGATGGAGAGGACTGAGGATCACAAGCAGGGCAGGGAACTGCCGGTCTACGCGGTACGGCTGCGGGAATTGCGGCGGGCCAGAGGCGTGAGCAGCCGCCGGGTATCCGAATACTGCGGTATGAGCCACGGTATGGTAGGCTTTTACGAAAGCGGCATGAAGGAACCGAAGGCCACGGCCCTGATCACGCTGGCGGATTTTTACGGCGTGAGTGTGGATTACATCCTGGGCTTGGAGTCGGAATAAAAAAATTTTCAAGTGGCTACTAAAGTTTACCAAATCGGGAAAATCTTGTGAAATAATAGAGAGTGAGAAGAAATAAATTCTTTTCACTCTCTGTTTTTTTAGGGGAAGGAGGCCGCAAATGGAACTGGAACCGATGGATACGGCGGAACTGACTGCACAGCAGGAACGCTATGACGCCATTGCCCGTGCCACAAGCGACAGCCTTGCCCTTTTTTACTGCTGCATTGAATTTGACCGGCCCTTTGATATGCTGGCGGTGCCCAAGGAGCCGGACGTGGGCGAGAAGTGGATCGCCTATCTGGACAACCTGCGGCTGAAAAAGCTGGACACGCGGCGGGGGGAACCCCTTGGGTTTCTGGACGGGCTGACGGACATTACCAAGATTTTTGGCGAGGGGTTGACCGCCGGGGAATTTACCAAGGCGGTTGGCAACGAGAAGTCCGCCCGGAACCGGAAGGTGGGGACGGCACAGCAGCGGAAGAACTGGGGCGAGAACTCCGCGAAGAACCCCTACACATCTGAGGACTATGACGAACTGGATCGCATTTACGAGGCACTGTCCAGCGACCTGATGGCAGTTGGCGGCGTAAGCGTGAAGCAGGAGTTCATCCTGCGGGACTGCGCAAAAATGACGCTGGACCGGGACAAGATGCGGGCCATCGGCCAATATGACAAGGCGGCCAAGCTGAACAAGATGGTTCAGGACAACCTGTCCAGCGAGGGACTGCGGAAAAAGGACGCGAAGCCCATTGACGATCTGCGGATCGACAGTCTGGTGGAGGCACTGGAAAAGAAGGGGCTTTTGAAAAACGGGAAACAATGTGCCCCGGACGAGATGTTCCGCATTTTGTTTGGGCGATCCTGCAAATACCCCTACACCATGGACGCGGCGGAGCAAATGATTTTAATTAACGAAAACCGGATGCGGCAGAACGAGGGGCGGCCTGAGCTGACCACCCTGCCGCCGGAGATGCGGCTGCGGGACGATTTGGGCGAGTTCGCGGAGGAACCCAACGAGCAGGAAAAGGAGGCATACCAGCAGCTTGGACTGGTGAAAATGCCTCCGGCGAAGAAAAAGCAGTAAGGAGGAGCCATGGCACGGAGGGCCGGAAAGGCATGGACAAGTTCACAGGGCTGGGTCAGCGTGAAGCCCACGGCAGAGCGGGACTACACGGACTATGAGGATGCTTGGTGGGCCTTTCTGATCTGGACGTTCCGGTGGTTTCCAGACAAGTTGTTAGACATCTGCCGTGGGGAGAACGCGGACTACACGCGAGACGAGATCCTGCAAAGGGTCATGGAGCGAGTGTACGCAAGAAAATCCAGCGTGGCCTTTACGGGAACCAGAGGTATTACAAAAACCTATTCCAAGATGAAATACGAGATGGCTGACGGCGTTGTGTGGCCGGGAACACAGGTCGCATATTTTGGACCAAGCTACAAGCAGATGGCCAGCATAGGCAGCAAGACGTTTCGCCAAATCGAAAAAGACTTTCCAACGCTGGCGGCGCATTGGAGGGTCACGGCGGAGAGCAAGGATGACTTTAAGATCGAGACGGACTGTGGCAGTGCCTTTTACATCTCCGCAATGCGCGGCGACAACATACACGCGGTTACGGCGGAGGAATTTGCCCAAGAGGATGGAGAACCCTTTGACCACGAGGCATACGGGACGATTGTGATGCCAGCGGTGCGTCTGTTGCACAACGTCAACGGAGAAGCGGACCCGAATTTTGTCGCGTACAAGGATCACTCCATCACCAGCGCTGGACGCAAGCAGAACCCGGCGTTTCAGGCCCGGTGCGACGCCATGAAGGCCATGACTGCCGGCGAGAGCGCGTTTGCTATGGATATTTCGTGGGAATGTGTTGTACTTCAGCAAATGCGCCCATATTCATGGGTACTGAAACAGCGAAAAAAACTGACGGCGGAAAAGTGGATGAGGGAGATGGAGAGCCGGTACACCGGCGCGGACGAGTTCCCCGTGCTTTCCGACGAGGTGCTGACGGATTCCCAGCGGGTGCTGGTGATGGAGACGGAGCACTGCTGCAAGGACCCGCACCCCAAGCAGGACCCGTGGGAAGTTATTTACATCGTGGGCTATGACGTGTCCTACGAAGATGGCTCGAAAAACGCGAAATGTGCCTGCGTGGTGCTGAAGCTGACGCGGCAGCGGGAATACCTGAAACGGGACCGCTTTTTGAAGCAGCTGGTTTGCATTGACGATTGGCCGCCGCCTGACCAGAGCAAAGTGCAAGCGCGGCGGCTGAAGGCCATTTGGAACCGATTCTGCTATGACGGCAGCCAGACCTACATCGCCATCGACTCTTGGCAGTACGGGCGCGGGGTGCTGGAAGATTTGATGACCGATTTGGGGGACGGCTTGCCACCCCTGTGTGTGAAGAACCACGCGGCCTATGCGGCGGCGGAGCTGCCGGGGGCCATTCCGGTGATCTACCCCATCAAAGCAGGCGGCACCGGCGTGACGGACCCGGACTTTGAAATGCTGAAATACGCGCAGACGGAGTTTGAGCACCACAACGTTGAACTGCTGACGCTGAACGCCAACGAGGGCGTGGAGGCGTATAAGCGCGCCCACCGCATCCGGGACGATGACCGGGACTACCAGTTCGCACAGCCCTACCAGAAGTGCCGGGAGCTGTCCGGCCAGATCCAGAACCTGAAGCTGGTGCCCAGCGGGGCGGGGATGAGCGAGAAGCGCATTTCCAAGGCCATTCAGCGCGATAGCTGGTCCGCCACGAAATATGCCCTGCGGCTGGCCCAGCTGATCGAGCGAGAGGAACTGCTGACGGAGATCCACGGAAAGAACAAGAGTGACTGGGCGTCGGCACTGGATCGGTTCAAGGAAAACAAAGTGGCTCCGCCTATCAGCACCGGAGGCAGCGGACGGCTGGTGACGGCGCGGCGGGGAGGCCGGAGGTTTTGACAATGGCTCAACGGAAGAAACGATACCGACTGTACGCCATGGGGCGGACCCGGAAAACGGAAGAGATTGCGTATAACACCCGGTTTTACCGGATCTGCGCAGGGTACATTCTGCTGTATCTCACCGGACGGAAAAAGCCGGAGGGCGCAGTGGAGGTGGACGGGGCAGACCTGGACCGTCTGACAGACGGGGACCGCCTGTGGTTGGCGGACTGCAACACCATGATCCTGGCAGAAGCGGCGGCCCAAGCGGGCGTAACGCCGGAAGAAGCGGAGAAGCAATGGGCCAGCACTCTGGACCGGCTGGAATTGGAATTGCAGAAGGAGCGGGAACGCATGAAGGGAGGCGGGGAGCATGGACCTGCAAACTGAATTGAGGTCGGTGCAATTCGCCTCGTACCCGAAGATATTCGGTAGGCTGCGGGAACTGGCGGCACAGTACGGCGATCTGCCCATGGACGCCGTAAGCAGCGCGTTTATGCGGGCGGCCAGCAACACCTACACCCGGAATAACCCCTACATTCAGAACCGCCGGGTAAAGGCCATTTCCTCCTTGCCGGTGAATTACAGCAAGGACAAGGTGGCGGAGATGCTCACCGCACCGGACGGCAACGAGCAGGGTCTGCGGCAGGTGGCCCACGCGCTGGAATGGACGGCGTATCCCCTGTTTCACACTCGGAAGGTGTACACGGAAATGCTGACCTACCACAGCTACATTGCCCCGGAGTACGCCACAGAGGAAGAAGCGAAGCGGGAGGACTTCCTGCGGGAATGGCAGCTTTTGGACAAGTTGCGGAAAACGCTGGACCCCAAGGCCACGGCCCATGAGATCGCGGGGCAGGTATTGCAGGAGGGAAAGGTTTTCTACTATCCCCGGATCAGTGTGGACAAGCCCCACAACAAGGTAAACCACGCTTTTTTACAGCAGCTTCCCAGCGACTGGGTAAAGATCGTGGGGTTCAACAACGTGTCGAAATACACGGTGGCGCTGAACCTGATGTACTTTATGCAGCCGGGGACGGACCCCTTGCAGTTCGGAGACCTGCTGCTGCCCTATCTGGATGACTTCTACGCATCGGCGGAACGGGCACCGGAGGGCACGGGGAAGCGGGTGATCTTTGCGGCGCGGGACCGGGTGGACCTGAACGTGCTGGAACAGCGGAGGAAGGAGACCGGAGGCCGCTTGGCGGGAGACCCGGAGGTATACTCCCAGAACGGGCGGTGGTTCTACTGGGTGACGCTGCCGGTGGACAAGATTTTCACCTTTGAGGCAGACGATGTATCCCGGAACGCCATTTCCCCGCTGGCGGGGCTGTATCTCTCTCTGGTGCAGATGGCGCAGTACGAGCAGATCCAGCTGGAACTGGTGCAGAACCCCCTGATCGCCCTGTTTACCGGCGAGATCCCCTACAAGGATAAGTCCGAAATTACAAGCACAGAGGACGATTACCGGCTTTCCGACGCGGGACGGCGACTGTTTGAGTACCTGTGGTATCAGATGCTGACAGAGAGCAACACCAGCGGGATCGGCTGGTTTACGGCCCCTGTGGAAAACATCAAAATGCACCAGTTGGCAGAAGCCCCCAGCGCAACCAAGATTTCTGCAGCCGGGTACAGCTACGCCATGAACAAGGCAGGGCTGTCCGCCATTGTACCCACCACGGAGGACCCAAAGGCAGGCATTGCACAAATCTCCCTGCAAATCGAAGGGAAGTTTGCGGAGTGCGTATACCGGGGATACGAACGGATGATGGCGGCCATTATGGACAAGCTGAATCTGAAATATTCGTGGCGGTTCAGTTTGTTCGGGACCCTCTCCACCGAGGAGAAGCGGATGGAGGAGGCCAAGCAAGGCATGACCCTCGGCATCCTGCCCCAGACCATCATCTACATGGCTATGAACGATCTTTCTCTGCTGGACGATCTGAGCATTTCCAACGCCATCAAGGCAAGCGGCATCATGGATAAGCGTTTGCCGCTGGTGACAAGCTACAATGCCAAGCAGTCCGAAAGCGGACTGCCGCCCCAGGCGGCCCACAATCTGAACCCCGGCGGGAGACCCAAGGGGGACGGCACCGTGACCAGCGAGGGACAGGAAGCGGACATCGACACCTACGGCGGATAGCCGAAGAAAAAGTGAACAGAGCACCCCGCTCTAAGCGGTGAGCGGGAGGAGCAAAGCGTTGCTGACGCCGGATATTCCGGCGTGGGCAGCGCTTTTTTTCAACACGAGAGGAGGAAACCACATGGCAAAGCTGCGGGACATTTACCACTATGAAAATCCCCGCTTTTCCCCGCTGCGGGACGCGGCGAGGCGGGCCACAGCGGCATACCAGAACGCCGCACGGGGGCTGGACACGCTGAAAGAGTGGGTTCTGGTGGAGTTTGGACTGGTACACACGGCGGACGCCATTCACCGTCTGGCCCACGAGCAGCCCAAGCGGTTTGACGTGATCGGAGACATTCTCCACCAGCGGCACCTAATGCAGGAATACCCGGAGACCCCGGAATACCGGGAGCGGCCGGAGGACATGGACGGCGTTTTCGGAGAGGTGATCCGGCTGTTGGAGGACATTGAGGACGCCTTGCGGGACTGCGTGGGTGTCAGCGAAGAAGTGGGGCTGTATCCGCTGGCAAGGGAATTTGAAAACCTTCAGATGGAGAACAGCAAAAGCTACGAGACCATGCTCTACGCATGGCAGATGTATGACGCCACGGAATCCAGTGGAACCAGCTATGACAACTGGATCGAGCACCTGTTTTCTGAATAAGCAGATAAACAGGGGATAGGGTAGCTCCCGAAAAGCGGCACCCTTACCGCCTTCCCCGGTTTTATCAATAAGGGGATTACCGAAGGGAGTAATTGAATATGGGACGTTTGATTGACTTGAGCGGACAACGGTTTGGACGTCTGCAAGTGATTGAGCGGATAAAAAGCCCTAAAGCACAAGCACAATGGCGCTGTATCTGCGACTGCGGGAAGGAAACCGTGGTTTGCGGACAATCACTGAGAACCGGACATACCCAAAGCTGCGGTTGCTATGGATTAGAGGTATCGGTTTCTCATACGCCAAATCACACAAAGCACTTTGAAAGCCGCACACATCTTTACCGGGTCTGGATAGACATGAAAAAACGCTGTGCCAACGAAAACAGCAACGCATATCAGTATTACGGAGGCCGGGGGATCACGGTTTGCGAAGAATGGCAAAACAGTTTTGAAGCGTTCCGAGACTGGGCGCTTGCCAACGGGTATGACAAGGCGGCGCCGAGAGGGGAATGCACCATAGACCGTATTGATGCGAACGGCAACTACTGCCCGGAAAATTGCCGGTGGGCAACCATGAAAACCCAGCTAAACAATACCCGTGTGAACAAAAGAATCACATGGAATGGAGAAGAAAAGACAGTGGCCCAATGGGCGGAAGAAACAGGAATAGCAGACAGCACGATCCGAGCAAGGATGCGACGTGGGAAATCAGCGGAAACGCTGCTGCGAATACCGGATAAGGGGGGAAAACAAATTGGGAATCAAGAAAAAGGAACCGGCGTCTGCCATGGGTGAACTGCGGGTTCTGCAAAAAATCAGCAACCACGAATTTGAGGTGGAGCTGTGGATCATGCGGGACGCGGAAAACCAGAATAAATGGAATTATCAAAACCTTGAGAACCACTATCTGACATTTGTGGGGCGGCCAATCCTGATCGCCTATGTAAATGGGAAGATCGGGGATGGGCACAACGCCCGGAAGAAAATCGACCCAAAGACCGGGGAGGAATACTATTCATACCTCGATGGGACGGCGGAACGGATCGTCGGCACGCTGTCCGATGACAAAAAGGACTTTGCTCTTGTAAAAAGAGATGGTCATACATGGATCACCGCAAAAGGCAAATTGTTTGCCTTTTACGCAAAGGAACTTGTCGATCTCATTGTGCGGACAGGGCGCATGGATGTGTCGGCGGAGACCCTTGTAAGTAAGTCTTACCAGGATGGAGACATTGAAGTTTTTACGGAATGGGAAGGCTTGGCGGTAACGGTCCTTGGAAAAGGTGTGCCGCCGGCAATTCCGGGGGCGCGGATCAAGGCGCTGAGTGCCATGCAGGAAGAGTTTAAGACATTAAAACTGCGGGCGGCGTCTCTGGACCCCGGAAAGGGAAGCAACGAAACGAACAAGAGAAAAGGAGTGAACATCATGAGCAAGAAGGCAATGGAGGCCATGTCTGGGAAGTTCAAGGGCTACCGCGTGGTCGCTCTGAGCGAGGACGGGATGCACGTTGGCCTCGTGGACTCTGCCGGCAGCGCTTATACCTACGCCTTTAACGCGGAGGATAACGGCGCCGTGGTGGAGAGCCGCATCAAGCCCGCTTACCTCACGGCAGCCTTCCCCTTTGGCGAGGGCGTGAACGCCATGGCAGAGGTGAGCGACATCGTGGACTATGCCTGCGCAGCAAAGGGGCAACAGGCGGAGGACGTGAAGGCACTGCAGGCACGTCTGGACGCAGCGGAGGAAAAGATCCGCACCATGGAGGCCGCCGAGCATGAGCGCCGGGTCGAGGCCGTGAAGGAAGCCGTGAACAGCGCCTTGGAGGACATCCGGGCCTGCGCTGTGGAAGGCGACGCCGACATGACCGAGACGGCCAAGGGTCTGTGCGACCGGGCAGAGGAGTTCGCAGCCATGGAGACTGACGGGAAGTTCTGCGGCGCAGACCGCGCCGTGCTGGACCTGATGGCCGCACACGGCAAGGCACAGACCGAGAAGCGCAAGAAGGAAATGGCCGCCAAGCAGCATTCCTTCGCATGGAACAACCCCAAGACCAACAGCGGTGAGGGCGGCGGCATCATGGAGATGCTGGGCCGCATGAACGGCTGAGATACGAGAGGAGAGTGAATCACAATGGCATACATTGAAAAGACCGCATTTTGGCCCCGTGTGACCAACCGCGTATTCGACGAGACCCTGAACATCACCGGCAAGTTCCAGAACGGCGATAAGGCAGACGAGACCTGCTCCGCCGGTTTCCTGTGCGTAAAGGACGAGCTGATGGACTGCGAGGGCTATGTGGGCGTTGGCCCCACTGGATCCACCGTGACCATCAAGAACAGCAACAGTTGGAACATGACGGCCACCGGAGCTGCCGTGAAGAGCGAGGGCGACGGCATTTTCGCCTGCAACCCCTATGACGTGAACATGGTTCAGGACCCCGCGACCGGCAACCTCTACAAGGTGGGCGCCAACACGCTGGGCCTGCCCGCTCCCAAGGGCTATCCCGTCACCTTCACCAAGATCGTGTTCGACGGGAACAAGATTTACCGGTTCGGCATCGGCAATCTGTCCACCGTTCTGGGGGCCAACAAGTTCCTGACCATTGCCAACGGTCTGCTGGTGCCCGCCACCGCTGCGCCTACCGACGTGGGGACTCCGTACTTCAAGGTTCTGCCCACCGGCGGCACCTTTACCGAGGGCGCACAGAGCGCATTTGAGTTCGTGGACGTGCTGGCCTGCAAGGTTGACGCGGCAGCGGGCTGAGAAACGAGAGGAGAGTGACAACAATGGCAATCAGACTAAACAGCATTGATCCTAATGTGTATGACAGCGCCGCCAAGGAGTTCAGCAACGCGGAACGTGAGCGGGCCGACATCGTGACCTGCGGTCGTCTGCTGATGCGTGAGCGTCTTGGCCGGGATGAGCGCGCCCTGCGGGTCATGACCAAGCAGCCCGACGATTTTACCGCCATGCTGGCGGACGGCGAGGGGCAGAACAGCTACAGCATGACCAACCGCAACCTTCAGAAGAACCTGCTGCTTTTCTGCGCCAAGCGGGTGTGCGCTCTGAGCGGTGAGATCCCTCCCGCTGATCTGGACGAGTTCCGCCGCAACCAGCGCAAGTTCATGAGCGACAGCCTGTACCTCAAGACTCTGGCCGGTATCGTCACCGAGATCGTGACCCCCATGCTGCCCACCGTCATGAGTTCCGGGCTGGGCTGGCTGGCTGAGATGACCACCGTGCCCATCGGCCAGACCAAGGAACTGGACATCATGTCCAATGACATCTTCCTCTTTGAGGATGACAGCTGGGGTGCCTCCCGCTCCAAGCCCGCCAACACCCTCTTCAACAAGAGCGTGACCCTGAACCCCCGTCTGCGCACTGCACGGGTGAGCATGAAGTGGTATCAGCTGGTGGGCAACGATGCCGACATGGGGCGGTTCTTCAACGCTCTGGCCGCCGGTATGTACTCCAAGATCACGGCGCTGTGGATCAGCACCCTGACCAAGATGACCGCCAACACCGCCTATGTGCCCGCCAACATGACCTTTACCAACACCTCCGCCAACTGGGTCACTGCCGGTGAGCGGGTGAGCGTGGTGAACGGGACCCGCTACCGGAACGTGATGGCCCTTGGCCGTCCCTCCGCGCTGACCAAGGCGCTGCCCAGCGGTGTGGTGAACGCCTCCACCGTGAATCTGGACGCCGCCCTGTCCACCATGCTGGGCGTGGATTGGGCACGGTACGGCTTCCTGGGCGAGTACATGGGCATGAACCTGATGCCCATCGACACGGCCATTGTGCCGGGAACCCAGAATACCAGCGTGATCGACATCGTGCCCGCCGACAAGATTTGGATGGTGCCCGCCGGCGGTTACAAGCCCGTCTACATCGGCATGGAGGAGGGCACGCCCATTCAGTTGGAGCTGACCCCCGACCAGACCGCAGACATGAGCATCGACGTGGTTGTGTCCATGTCCATCGACTGTGTGCCGGTCCTCGCCAGCAAGATGGCCGTCATCAACGCGTAAGACCCAAAGCGGGAGGGAGGAACCCCTCTCTCCCGCAGATATGGTGCGAAGCCTGCATGAGGGCAGAGCACCACGGAAAATACAGCATCTTTTATCTGAAAGGAGCGGACAAAGATGGCAAAAGAGAAACGGACGGCCGCAGATGTGGCGGCGGGGATCGAAGCCCAGGAGCTGGAAGCAGCCGACCAGCCCTTGCGGGAACAGACAAAGGCTGCGCCCGTGGCAGAGCAGAAAGCACCTGCGGCGGAGAAGGAACCCGAAAAGCTCTATACAGCCGATGAGGTAGCGGAGATCGCCAAACAGGCGGCGGCGGAGGCCGTTGCAAAGGCTATGGCGGAGGTCAAACCCCAAGTGGTCCAGGTGATGGCGGACACGGAAAAGGTGACGCTCCGCTGGTGCGCCCCGGTGGCGGACGACAATCTGGCTGTATTCGGCCCCAACGGGATGTACGGCACCGTGACCGGGAAGAACGGCACCGTGATGGTGCCCAAGAGCGAGTGGAGCCGGTTCTATGATGAGACGGCAAGACGGCTCATTGAGCGGCGGTGGCTGGTGGTGCTCTCCGGCATGACGGATGACGAGCGGGAGGTGTATCACTGCGCGTACCGCAAGGGCGAGGTGCTGGACGAGACGGCCTTCCGCTGCGCCGTGACCATGGGGGACAAGCTGCTGGACATCTTCGACGATCTCTGCACGGAGCATCAGGAGATGGTGGCCAAGGCTTACTATGACGCATGGGAACGGGGCGAGGTCAGTGCTGACAGCCGGGAGCTGCTGAAGAAGCTGAACGCGAAGAACAAGGCCCGGTATGCCGAAGAACCCAAGGAGGACCCCCGGCGGAAGGGAATGTTCCGCCCGGTGCTGGACGCGCTGAACAGCGCGGAGGCAGCGGAAGAGGACTAAGAATAAAAGGAGGAATTAGACATGGATATTTCTGGATTTGGCATTGCCAGCGTGGCGGTAATCACGGTGATCTGCTACCTGATCGGCATGGCTGTGAAGGCCACCGCCATTGAGAACAAGTGGATTCCCATTATTGTGGGCGTATCCGGCGGCGTTCTGGGCGTGGTGGGGATGCTGATTATGGCAGACTTCCCCGCAACGGACTATCTTACCGCCGTGGCAGTGGGCATTGTAAGCGGTCTGGCCAGCACCGGCGTGAATCAGATCGCAAAGCAGATGAGTAATTAAAATTGCGCTCCCCGCAGGGGGACATTCCCATGTCAGGGCAAGGGGAAGGAATCTTTGGCGCAAAGATCCCTCCCCCTTAAACCCCCACCAGAAACATGGGGGACGCCACCGTCCCCCATATCCCCTCTGGCACAAAGGCCGGGGGCTGCGGCCCCCGCCTTTGGAAACCAACCCCCCCAGGGGAAGGGGCTGCGGTCCTCTCCCTTTGGAAACCCTCTCCCATAGGACGGGAGACGGGGGAATCCCCTTTGGAAACCCCACCTTGAGGACGAGAAACGGGGCGAGGACGAGGGGGCATAGATAGAATCAACAACCTTTTTTGATTTGAGAGGAGAACAAATCATGGAAAAGAAATATGCAGAGATCATCAACGAGGGCAAGAAGAACGGCAAGAGCATTGATGAGATCAATGCCGAGCTGAAGACGGCTGGGGCCAACTTCCACCTGAATCCCGACGGCGGCGTGTCCGGTTGGACGGAGCAGGAGATGAAGGAAGGCTTCATCCCCGGCGAGGATGACGGGAAGGACGGCATCTACAAGATCGCGAGCGATGGCAAGCCCATCCGCTTTTCCAACAAGGCACTGGGCGGCGGAGTCTACGGCACTGCCATCCCCGTGATGGATCGGGACGAGAGCCGCGCCGACACCACCATCACCGTGGGCCACTGGGAACTGGCTTACGATTCTCACGGCTACTGCTACAGCCGCAAGAACCTGAGAAAATGACCAGAGCGGGGACAGTTCCGCTTCAGGACCTCCAATGGGTGCGGATTTATTTCAACAGAAAACGTCTCCGCTCCACCAAGACCCATCTCAAGAAGATGCTGGCGGAGACAGGCGGAGACGCGATCTGTAACGGCTCCATTTTCCTACGGAACCAGCAGCCCGCCTGCCACCTGAAGGCAGACGGAAAGGTTTACAAGGCCCCGGACTATCGGGCATGGGCCATCAGCTGGAACACCCCGGCGGACTTCGGCGTAAAAACCGTACCCAACGGGGACGCGAACTACATGGAGTGCGTTCACCTTATCATCGGCGGGAAAAAGATCAGCCCCGTCACCTGCGGAGCGGATATGCGCTACCGTGCGCCCCGAACGGCCATCGGCACCAAGAACGGGCGGTTTGCCTACTATGTGAGCAAGGACCGGCGGTCGCCGGAACAGCTCCGGGACCTGCTGGCCGCGTCCGGCTGGGACAACGCCATTATGATGGACGGCGGCGGGTCTACCTGCTTCATGGATTCGACAGGCAAGGGCTTTACCGGGGACGGGCGGGTGATCCCGTTCTTCCTCGTCTGGAAAAAGAAAAGCGGGGACGCGTGTGAGCCGAAAGGAGAGAAACCCATGGTAGAGATCAACGCCTATTCCAAGGAGAAGGACGGCGATAAGAAGCTGTCCACAAACTTTAAAGTGAAAGAATTTGCCTGCAAGGACGGCTCCGATACCGTGCTGGTAGCCCCCCGGCTGGTGATGGTTTTGCAGAGCATCCGCAGTCGCTTCGGTGCGGCTGTGACCATCAACAGTGGGTATCGGACACCGCAGTACAACGCCAAAGAGGGCGGCGTGACGGACAGCCAGCACTGCTACGGCACGGCGGCTGACATTGTGGTGCGGGGCAAGACCCCGGCGCAGGTGGCGGCCTACGCCCGACAGCTGATGCCCGATTGGGGCGGCGTGGGCGTGTACGCGAAAAAGGGCTTTACGCACATCGACGTGCGGGAGGCCAAGGCCGACTGGACCGGCTGAGAGTTTTAAACCGAAGGGGGGAACAGAGCAATGGCGATGCAGGGAGACTCCTATCTGATCCCCATCGTGGTGCGGCAGAACGATGTTGTAATCGAGCCACAGATGGTGGAACTCCTGGTGCTGAAGATCGGCGGCATTGCAAAGTTCTACCCCGGCGGGGGCCTGACCTACGCGGAGGGGCAGTGGTATTTCTCCCTTTCTCAGGAGCAAAGCCTGAAGCTGCCGGACCGGCCCGTTGAGACCGGCGGGCGGATGAAACTTCCCCATCAGGAGGTGGTGGGCTTCCGCGGACCGGATGTGAACGTGCGGAAGGCCATTGTGGAAGGGGTGATCTGATGGCGAACAAGCACTCTACACTGACGCCGGAGACCTGCTTCAAGCCCATGGTGATGGACATTCAGGACGTGGTTCTGAACGTCACAGATGGAGAAGGGCGGGTCTATCAGGAAAAAACCGTGGTGCCGTCCGGAGTCCAGCAGATTGTGACACCGGACGCCAACTACGCGGCACTATCCCGCGTGATCGTGGAAGCCATTCCCAGCGACTACGGGAAAATCACCTACAGCGGAGACGAGATCACCGTGACTTAACAAATCCAACCCCCATATAAAACGGTTGATGGGGTCGAAAAATTTTAAAAGGAGACCGGAAACATGGCAAAGAAAAATGTAATCATCAACAAAGTTCCGTATGAGGGCGTGGAAGAAGTCAAGATCCCCCTGCAGGAGGGAGGCGGCAGCGCCCGCTATGTGGAAACCAGTGACGCCACTGCGGCGGCCGGCGATATTCTGACCGGGAAAAACGCATACGTCAACGGAAGCCTGATCGGCGGTTCCATGCCGAACAACGGCAAGACCGACGGAACCATTTCCGCAGTGGACGGAACGGTCACGATTCCCGCAGGCTACACCTCCGGCGGCACCGTTCAGATTTCCGAGGCGGAGCAAGGAAAGGTGATTCCCGGCAACATCAAGTCCGGGGCGACCATTCTGGGCGTAGCCGGTAAATCCTCCGTGGTGGAAACCGATGACGCGGACGCCACCGCCGGGGACATTCTTTCCGGCAAAACCGCCTATGTGAACGGCCAAAAGATCACCGGCACCACCACCATGCCGACGATCTCGCTGCTGGATGGGGTACTGAGTATTTCCTAAATGGGCTTGCTCCCGCAATGGGACATTCCCATGTCAGGGCAAGGGGAAGGAATCTTTGGCGCAAAGATCCCCCCCCCTTAGACCCCCACCAGAAACAT